AGGTCTGTTTTTATAGTTAAAGGTATATGTCTTTATTTGTTCTATCGTTTCCAATCCTTTATCGAGAGGAACAATATTTTCTTTTAATCTTTCGTCTGATGCAGATCCGTTTGTCGTTACATCACCAGTAAAGTATCCATTACCTGATTGGTCAATAGAAGCCTTAATAGTACTGCCGGACTTAACATAAATAATTCCACCAGTTGTTTGAATATTTCCAGTCGTTGCGAACGCACCATTAACACCTGCGCCTGTACCAGACCAATAAAACGATTCAACATTACTCCCAGCGGTTGTCGCGTTTAATACACCAATCGGCGATCCTGCGGTCTGCTTGCCAGACATGAATGCTTCATCACCAGAACCTATTGAGCCAGTTGCGATAAACTTATTACCTTGATAACTGTTTAGTTCGCCTTCTCCGTCAAATGATATCACACCAGTTGTAGCGTTAACGTTAATACCGTCTCCGCCTGTTACTGCAGCTCTTACTCTTGCCGTTGTATGATATAGATTAGATGAACCTTCTGTTACATCGTCAGTACTTAAGCCTGCACCACCTGAGCCAATTGTTAAACTACCTACTGTAAGGTTTTCAGTAACAACTGCATTTGGAACTGTCATAGTTCCTGCCGGCGTTAAAAGAAACTTAGCAGGTGCTACACCAGTATCAATTGTGAAATTATTGTTTCCACCAGAATCCATTCCGACGTCCCAACTAATTGCACCGTCAGTAAATCTTGCTTGACCACCAGTTCCTGAATACGAAAACGTAGCAGCTATAGAAGAAGCCGATGTAACTGTAATAGGATCAGTGATACCAATTACAGAACCAGTTCTCGCGGCAAGAGCATCAGTTGATAACAATGTGCTAGCAGCAATATTAGTACCAGTAAAAGTACCAACCAAAGTTGCGTTACCGTTCGTAGTATCACCACCGCTTGACGCAGTAATTGCATCCGTCTTAAATAACGTAACCATCTCGTTTGTTTTATCAAACCAGTTCTGGAACGTCTGCGATGTCGTTATTAAATCTAAGTTTGGTTTAGCCATTTAAGTTTTTTCCAATTTCTCTATTCGTTCGTAGATGTCAATGATACTTCGTTTAATATCTAAGAGATCTGATGTAATCTTGTCTGTTTGACGGTAATAGTTCCGTTCTATTTTATATTTATTGAGAGCGGCGGCGTCGGTATTTAAAATAGCACCGTTATTCCTGCCCCTTTGTATATTGCTCATTATAATTGACCTTAGGTTAATGCGATGCCGCGATAGTCTTTCAATGTCGGGGCGTTATGTATATTAGGAGAAAGCATATCTATACGAACCGCGAATCTCTTGTATCCTGTAAAGATACCAGAATTGCTTGTATAGGTTAATGCACCGGAATCAACAGAACCAACTTTGTTTACTTTATTAACTCTATATTTAAACTCTCTATAATCATTAACATTAGAAACTGTAGAATAAACTCCTACGCCTTCAAATAGTTCAAGCTCAATCCAAGGTAACGAATCGAAGTCGTCATTATCATAAGCATTCTGAGGCTTGATATAACATTTAATATCTGTGCCTGTTGGACGATATCCAGTAACAACCAAGTTAAAGTCTTCAGCGTCTAAACTCTCAGCTAATTCAATTGTCTTTGAGATATACTTTGAAGTATCTACTGCAGTGTTAGTTATTTTATACTGATATGCAATAAGCTTAGAAGATTCAATATCAAGAAACGGCGATGATGTTACATTACTGCCATTTGTTAGACCAACATTAATTCTGAATACTTTCGAACCTGACGGGTTATTAGATCTACTATAAAGTACAACACCTTCTTGAGCGAACAAGTTATTATCATTGAAAGCCATTGCAGTTGTATACGTCGAGTTCAATGCAGCAGGCGAAACAAACTGTCCACTTAATGTAAGCTTAGAACTTGAATCAGATGCTTTCATAATCATTGGTTGAACATAACTTAGATTAATATTATCAATAGATGCGACTTGTGCGGTTGCACCACTATCCAAACCAGTTAATAATAACGTTCCGCTAACAGTAAACAATTTAGTAGGTGATACACTACTTCCTTCAAGATGCATCTCAAAAGGATTTCTTAAATCGTAGAAACTAAGATCACCAACAACTACCGCTGTTGAAGCTCCTGCACCAGCGAACCATGCAGGCTTATCTACAACTAATGTATCTACTGTACTTGAGTTAGTTACTTTAAATATATCAGTACCCGCACTATTAACTATCTTAATGTAATCGCCTACTGAATAATTACTATGTAGTCCTGTACCAGTTATAACCTTACTACCAACTGCCGTAGTAGCAGTTATAGCCACGGAGTTAGTTGTTACTTGATAGCATAATTCACCAGCAGTAAATCTACCCGTGATATTACTTACTGTAAAGAACTCGTTATGATTATTTGTTAAACTAACAGAACCAGTTGAAGAATTAAAGTTATGTCTATTTAAACTAAACTTAATATCTTCGTCTTGATATGATTTCCATGCAGAGTTGTTAGTTGAAGTAAACAGAACACCGTCACCCCAATCTTGAACAATCGCTGCACCTAAAGTATCTCCTGGAGTAATATCAACTCCACCAACTTTAGAAGTATATACAAGGTAGTTAGGATCTGAAGCATCAGGCTGTATTACAACTGCATATTCTTTTTCAACATCCAAACGAATTGGTGCATTAAAGGTAAACTTAGTTGCAGTAGATGCGGTTTCCGATGCATTAACATCAGCAGGCAATTTATGCACAACTGAGAAAGGAACTATTTGATTTGTTGGGTAACCGTTTTGTACTTCTCTTATCTGTACTGATACACCGTTTAGAGCAGCAGCTGCACTTGCACCATCTGTCGTAGAAGGCTTTCGCTTGAAGTAAATATCAATATCGGATAAGTAAACAGAATTAGATCCTGCACCCATACCTTTCTTAATAAAGAATGTTTGAGCTAATGGATCTCTACCTCTACGACGTCGAGCAACGTTTCTTGTTGTCGTTGTAGTATTAACATCAAAGTTAGGAGCTCTTGTAGCAGTCGTTAACGAAGTCTTTTCAACATTAAAGTTGTATGCACGATAAGTAACGAATCCTTTTGATGTAGATGCACTATCAATACTTGTATACGTATTAACATCGGCAATTTCTAATACTCTATCACCAACAAAGAATGTCTCAGGAGGTAAAGCAAATACTGCTCTTAATACACCGTTTGCATCTGTTTTAACTATTGCTGCTTTAGCTCCATATCTATTAACTTCATTAACACTGTCTGCCGTTATTGACCCTGGCATAATATGAGCATCAACGTTAACGCCATCGAAGTAGAAGTAATGTCTTTGGTTAGGTCTTAAACCTGACATGTAGACTTTAATATCACGTCCTGCCATGTAAGGTTCAAACGAGAAGTTAGAAACAAATTCACCAACGAACTCAGTAGTTGTTGTACTGTTATCAATTACTAATTCACTAGATTGTGTCGTTGTAGTTGTTGTTTCTGTTCCTGCACCGCGTCTTCCGTCTTGTTCAAAAGATGTAGTTGAAGTTGTGTCGGTCATTGGAATGAATTGTTGTATTGAGTCAACGAAGTCATTAAACGGAGTAGTTAAATCAATATCAATAGTAGCTGGGTTAACAGTTGTATCGTAAGCAGCATCGTACGGAGGCGATATAATTCCATCACCTACATACTTGTAGAAGTTACTTACGCAGTTTCTATAACCTGAAGCGTACGGTTGGCCTAGAATCTCTACATTTGAGTTTCTGCCAATTGTCGCTACCTGAGCAAGATCTGTACTTGGGAATATAGATGAACCTGTCGCTGATTCATATATCAGATCAAGTGGAAACGTTTTAACTGAAGGCTGTAGAATCTTTTGATTAAACGGAACAGAAGCATTAAATTGTGGATTACTAATTTCTGCTAACGTTAGATCATTAAATGGATCTACGACAAAACCATTTTTAAATCTACTTAAACCGTTCTCATCTCTAATAACAAGATTAGATGTATCAGATTCTAATTGATTTAATGATATGTAATAAGCCATGTTATCAATCTTCTTCTCTAAAGAATGAAGATCTTTCATGGTGTAATTTTTAACGCCTGCCGATTTAGGCTTGATTGCGTATTCACTCTTACGAAGTACATCAGCTTGCTTTTTAGATAATGCAGGATACCCAGGAATAATTACATTAGCAATTACAACTTGATCTGGGTCAATCTCAGCGGGCCTTGGATTTCTTTTTTCCTCGCCTTTAATCAACGCTAGGTCGCCATAAGAATCACATACGACAGTATCAATTCTTGACATATAATATTCAAGATCAGTTGTCGTTGCGTTTCCTACTGCAGGTATTAGCGGTTTAATTAAACCAGCAGATATATCGTAAAGAGTAGTAAAGTTAAAGCTATTTGAACCAACTAGTGTTGTTACTGTACCTGCTGCGCCGGCAGTTAATGCCGAATAGCTTGCGTTAGTATCTTTATCAATCATTGGTCTAAAGTCAAAACATTCTCTTAGATTATAAATCTGACCTGAAGCTGACACGTAGGTTGGAATTTCCCACTCATCAAGAGAATTAGGATAACTGTTAATTGAATAGAATGGCTTACCAGAAGATGTAGTAGTTTCGAACACGCCCATACCAATTGTAAGAATGCCATCGGCAGGTTTTGGTCTACCTTCAATGTATTCAATATATGATAAGTCGTAATAAGTATCTTTTTGATTTGTCTTCAATCTAAAGCTGCTTGAATAATCAGCACCTGCAGAATCAACAAGACTTACAATCTTATAAACATCAGGTAAACCTAAACTATAAGTTGAAGTACTAGACGTGTAGTTACATTTAACAAACGGAAGTATAGATACCTTGTTATAAGGCTCAACACCGCCTGATGAACTTATAAGACGTTTGTTGTAATAAACTGTTACGTTCGTAGCGGCTGATGCAGAGATCGTTATATTAAGTTGTGAATTATTTAAACTAGTATTCTGTGAGAGGACAGGCCATTGAACTGAAGAACTATCAACGATAAGCATATCGCTGTTATCACAATTAAAATCTTCGTTATTAGTTGAAGCAGCAAGAGTAATTACACCACCCGAATGAGTAGCTGCTAACTGAGCTCTTACAGGTACAAGTGTATCTGATGTTGCATATAAACTATTAAGACCAGAATCAAATATCATTGCTCGTTTAGATGTTTCTTGAAGTTTAGAACTAGTAACTGAAACATATCCGCTACCGTCAGTGATTCTATCAAGATCATTAATATCAGAAGAACCATTCATGCGAATAGCTGTTAGATAAATTCTATCAGATGTAATATTTGTTGCGATTGCTGTACCCAACGTTTGGCTGCTACTATTTTGTAGAGTAACGTCAGTCCAATCAATATCAACTCTTCCGTTAAAACCAGTAATTTTTAACCAGTTACCGTAGTCATGCGAAACACTTTGATTCTGTATAGTTTCAGTAGTTGTTACATCATCAATAGGAAATGATCTTTCGCCAGAATTTTCAACTCTATAACCTTTAACGTAAGCAACGCCTGTTCCTACTAATACATTAACTTTACCATCACGATCATCAGTTTGTAATGGGAACTTGTCTAATATATAGTTTCCTGATTCTTCGTATGTTCTTCTTGCCATTTCTTCGCCCAATACATTGTATTGAGAAACGTCACGAAGTGTAATTGCGTTGCCTGTTTGGTAACGAACTAGTGTAAAGAAGTCTGAATCAGCTCTTGCTTCTGATGTTGCATATACGCTGAGTGTTGGAATTAGTTTTAATCTATCAGCACCTGGAGCGTTTTCGTTTTTAGATCCGTTTGCGTTATCAAATAATGTTGCATCTTGTAACGAATTAACTAGTGTTTCAGCTACTGTATAACCAACAGATTTTGCATCAGGAGATTTACTGTATTTTTCAACGATCAATCTCTGCGCAGCAGCGAAGATAAAGTGTCCTTTCTGAAATATGATTCCAGGAGAGGCTTCGATACCAAATGATCTTCCTACGTGTGGAGTTGAGACTCCGGCAGAAACACTAATACCTGTTGCATATCCATCTGTTGTAGACAGTACATCAGGTATTGAGGCAAGCGCGTTAGTAGTTGTTCCTACTTTAAATTTATAAAGATTAACTGTAAGTTGTTCACCAGCCTGGAACTGAGTTGCAGTAGCACCAGTGTTCAAATAGTTAATATAGAAAGTATGTAAGTCAGGTGGTCTTGTTTGGAATCCAACTGATGCTTGTATAATTGTAGCTCTTAGTCCTGTACTCGCGCCAACAACTTCGTATACATAATCAAGCTCAACATCTTGTCCGAGGATTGGTTCTATAACTGTCTTACTAATATATGCAGTTGGATTAAATCCAGATGGACCGTCGTTTATTTTAACAAACTCAAGATCGTCTAGGTCTGTAAAGTTACACCCCTTTACAATTGAGCCTTCTTTAAATATATTATCGCCAAACTGCTCAACTTGATTTTGAAGCATAGTTTGAAGTTGCGTAAGCTCACGAGCCTGCACAGCAAACCCAGGCTTAAACATAACCTTGTAGAATTGCTTCTCAATATCGTAGTCATCGAAGTACGGCGCTTGGTTGAGATTTTTATTAATAGGCATCTTTACTTACGTTCCTTAAAATTCTAATACGAACTTGAATTCTTCTCGAGAAAGTTCAGTTCGTGCTAATGGGAAAAAGTCTTCCATGAAGTATACTTCACCCGTTCGTTGTATATAATCTGAGTATGTAACATTACTAGCTACTGGATTATTTATTGCGATCTTCTGACCCGAGTCTGAAGTAATATCAGAATCAGGATTAAAAGAAGTATCGCCATTACCCACAACTTTTCTGTTTGGGTACGGGCCCATATACTCTGCGAGGTATACGGTGTTGGATGTTGCATCAATTTCGTGTACTTGAGCTTTAAATGTTACATTGTTATCTACGTCAATTTGTGTGATAGTGCTATTTGCAGTTAAGCTAACATGGTCATTAGTTACAATTGCGATTCTATTATCAAATACTTCTGGTTTTAAACCTAACGCTGAAGTACTTCTCCAGTTAGGACCAGGAGTTGAAGCAAGTGGACCATCTCTAAAGGAAGGAGATCTTACAATACCAATAGAACCATAAGTATTAACTCCACCTAAGTGAGTATTATCAGAAGCTGTAATATAAGCATAGAATGAAAAATGTTTACATCTGAATTCTTCTAATAAATTATATGCATGTCCACCAGAAGGTTCAAGTATTACTCTCAATGTTGCTGTGATATCTACTACATCTAAAAATCCTTGTGATGGCTTAACTACAGTAGCGATAGAGTTGTTATAACCTGAACCTCTATTTAATATCGTAGCTGATTTAATACGTCCGCCAATTACATTAGGAATTGCGATAGCTCCAACACCATCACCAATAATATCGAGTCTTGGAAATATTTTTACTGTTGCATTTGTTAATACACCAGCAACGAGTAAATCTTTATCTGCGTTATACGTTCCGCCTGCCGTCCAAGCAGTAAATGCAGAACCATTTAATCCATTACTATTATTAGAGGTAGCCCATGTTACGCCATCCTGATTCATAACACCTGTTGTATAAACTTCAAACGAATCAAGATCTACCGTCTTAACATAATAAGGATTGCCTGTAACATAATTTAGTTCAGTCATTCCGCCAACATCACCAAACCGTATAGGCTGTCCGTCAACAAGACCGTGACCAACTGAAGTAACCACGACTGGGTTTGCAGCAGTGATACCTGTAATATTTCCTCTTGAAGGATTTGTAAGCTCTGAGCCAACTCTAATCTCAGCATTACCTGAAGTTGTATTAAATGTATAACTTAATACTTTAAATAGATTAGTTACACTTGAACTTGGATTCGTTATATAACAGTACTGACCAACATAATAACTTGCGCCTTCAGCCCAATCCAATGTAGTAGGATCAAGTATTAGCCTATTGTCACCTTGTGTTTGTCCTGATCTTCCAATAATAACATCTAGGACAGCAATCTTTTCCTCATAACCCTGATTATCAAGCGGGTTATTAACTACAACTTCAGAAACTCCGCCACCTTGCACTTCAGCAGGATTAGCATTAGCAGATGGGTCGATTGGAATATAACCTAAAGCGTTATATCCTTCAAATTGTAGAGTAGTTAGACGATACATATATTTCCATACGTAACCGTCAGCAGTTTCATAAATTTGAGTTACGTTAGCCGCGTCCCATGTAGGAGGTGATTCAGCAGATGAACCATTTCCATTCGCTAAACATTTAAATACTCGGTAATCACCAGTATCATTATCGTTAGGACCAACTACAGAATAAAACTTTAGACCGTCAAGATCAATAGTATCATCGTACTGAATATATACTGTTCCTCTTTGCCAAGGATAGTATTTAATCATATAGTTTATATCATCGTTGTGTATCTTTTTACCAAATAATGTATTCTCTAGGAATTCATTTTGAGAGACAGCAGAGTCTACTGGGGTAAACGACCCGATCTTAGACACAAACATATAGTAATCTTGATTAGCTACTGTGTCTGTAACGAACATCTTATTGATGTCGCTATTAAAATTATTTGTTAAAATTTCCATGTTTCAGCTTTAACTCTTCTGTATTTTAGTTTATTTATTCAAAAAACTCAAGAAGAAAACGATGTCTTGCTTCTTGGCCACGCTCGACCCGATAGAGGACGTCTTCCTTCGGTAGTTTGTTCAGAACCACCTGCGATGTATTTACCAGATCCCATTCTAATTCCCCAAGGAATATGAACTCTTAATGCTGGTGTTCCATATAATTCTGATAGATCTGCACCACCGTTTTGATAATCATCGTCTTTAACTCTGTTTACTTCGGTTGAGCTATATAATTTAGTTGATGATATATCGGCAGCGGTTGGTATATTCGTAAAGTCAATTAGATCTTCACCGATTAGATTAGCCTTTGCGTTTTTAATCATTAATGATTTTAATTGAGCAAGAGATGGATATACACCTCTTTGTGTAAACCAATGATCTAAGAATACAGCGGCACAACCTGCGGCAACTGGTGCAGCACAACTTGTTCCACTAAAGTATCCCCATTTACCATCTGAATATGTAAACGACGGGTTGCTTGTCCAAGTATATGCACCGTAAGAAGCAAAGTCAATCATCTTCCCTCGATTACTATAATCATCTAATAATCTATTTGTATCATCTTGTTGGCAAGCAGCGATTGTAAACTGATCAGGACCACCGTCAATTGCAGTTCTTAAAACATATTGATTACTATCTGATTGACTTGACGAAGTAAATTGATTTTTACCTTCGCTATCTAAAGTATTAAGTACTCTATATCCGCCATCAGGTGTAACATAGTTATTCCATTCCGTATCTAGAGGATTAACAGCAATGTGAGAATTGTTACCTGCACTCTTAAAGCAATATATTCCATTATAATTATTAAAGGTACCCATAACAGTATCAAAGGAAGAGAATCTTGATTGGTAAGGAATAGATAACATCCACTTATCTGTGTTATCAGCAGGATCGTTAATTACTCTAGGAATAATACCATTACTTGTAAATGGTGTTAAGTCTGTACCCCAACCTGCTGGCGTAGCTGCAGTGACAGTTAATGTTCCAACCATGCCACTATGATATTGGCAAATGTAATAATATGTTCCTGCTGCACTTGGAGTCCAACTCATACTTCCAGAGCCTTGTCCTGTAGCACCAGAAACTTGATTTCCTGTACCTGTCGTAGCAGCCGTTTTAAAATACATTGGATGGCCGCCGCTAGCATTGTTTGTCATATTAATAGTATCACCAACAACCATATTAATTGTTGGGTCATTACCAGAAACAGAACCATTCCTATCAGTTCCACTTACTTGATAATTAGATGAATCAGAAGCTGCAGCCGTAAAGCTTAACGCTTGTGCAGAACCTGTTCCTGTTGGTCTATTAGTTACTACACTACCACCTTGTACGGTCATAGAGGCAATATCATCTATTATAAAAAACTCTTCGTGTTCAAGACCTGTATAACCCCAAGCTCCTGTTACGACAGTAGCATTCCTAACACCAGTCGCAGGATTAACTGCCTTGGAGATATGCCATTGCAGAACAGAATAATAGGCGGTGTTAGTTCCGTTACTTAAATATATTACTCTTAACGTTGATTTTTTACCCCAACCGCAATATTTACCACCAGCCGCGCTTAATACACCAGCAGCATGTGCAGTCCAAAAAGGACCACTTGGATTCGTTACTTGGTTGTTTTCAACAGCAGAGGCAGATCCGTTATAAGTAGACCAATCCATTTTAACAAACTTAGAATTCGTAGAATCAAATTCTTGAAAGTCAACGTGATTTTCATGTCCATCATACGCTGAGGTTGGAGTACCTGCTTCAATTGCGACTATATCAACATACTCTCCAAGGAAATTAGATTTAACTGAATCGTCAAAATTGAAATCACCAAAGTAACCAGCCGAAGACCCAGCAAACCCTGATGCAGGATCAAATTCACTGGTGAAAAACATATTCATTCCAGTATAATTTTTACCATTACCAGACGTTGGCGGATATGTTCTTGTTCTAAAAGTAGCACCAGTAGATTCATATCTGGGGGTGGTTGTTGGATAAGAAGTTTCTATAACTTGTCTTTCAGCTTCTATTTCAAAAACTTTTTCACTAGCTTTTAACGTAGCAGCTTCTTCTTCAGTAAGCATCATACATAGAAGCATATCGAATAAGTTAAGATTATCGTGTACATCCATACCCGCTGCTTCATTACTAAGAAAGGCAGCTTCGTCAGTCCCAGGCTGAAGAACTAGGTTATAAAGTTTCTTACTCATATATTAAGACTCTATCTTTAATGCTTGAATAGTAACCGATGTTGTGGTTGTACCTGCCGTGTTATTTTGTATTGCTACTGGAACCGTTGCTTCGCCATCGTCAAGCCAACCGTAAATAGAAGGAGTAACTTTAAATACCGTGTTAGCTGAAGTGGCAATAAACTCAGCAATAACACCAGAGCCATCAGCAGGATCTGTTCCTTGAGTTCTACTTGCATCAGCCGTTCTTGAAGCAGTGTCAGAATATATTCGTATCCATGATTCTTTTTCAGCAGTTACTTTTTGTATTGCGAATGACTTACCTAGTGTGGCAAAAGAAACATTGCCTGTAGTTCCTGCACCGATAGAAGCTGTTGTTTCAGTTTCAGTAACTCTTGCTGCCCCACCTGCAGATGCAGAAGGATCTTTAATTGTAATAGTTCCTTTCATACCTGCATGTACAGTACAAATATATTCATAGTCACCACTTATTGAACCTGGGACTTTCCAATAAAGAACACCACTTGTTTTACCATTTGCAGCACTACCACTTGTCTTTGTTCCGTCAGGTGCAACATGAATTAGACCAGTGTTATATGCTACGTCTCCAGTTGTTTGAATTTGGAAAGGATGTGAAGCTGTTACATCTGTTAAATCAAACGCAATCGTTTCACCAGCATTTACATACAATGTTGGGTTATCTGTAGTTCCATGATAATCTGATCTATAAGCAGACGAACCATTAGGTGTCATAACATGAACTGCAGACGCAGGATATGCTATATCGTGGACATCAAGATCAGCGAGAGCAACTTCAGTTAAAGCACTAAGTGTAGAAGCACCACCTCCTGATTGAGCAACCCAGGCATAATCAGAACCATCCCAACTTAATACTTCGCTTGATGATGCAGTACTAGAATTTAGATGAGTATCAACATTTGAGTTAGTGTATGAACTGCCACCTGTTTGATCTGCAACCCAAGCAAAGTCAGAACCTGTCCAACTTAAAATTTGATCTGCAGAAGCTGCACTTGTATTTAGATGAGCACTAACATCAGAATCAGCATAATCCCCACCAGCACCACCACCTATTGTTGTAAACGAAAAGTTACCGCTGCCATCTGTAGTAAGTACTTGCCCGTTAGTTCCATCAGAACCAACATCAGTTAATGCAAGTAAAGTTGTTGAACCACTTGCGGCAGTAATCCAATCGTAATCAGATCCTGTCCAACCTAATACTTGATTATTACTAGCTGACCCAGTATTTAAATGAGTATCTACGGCTGCATTATCATAATCTCCACCGCCACCGCCGCCACCTTGTGCTGCTAAGTTAACCCATGCGGAACCATTGTAAGTTAATACTTGATTTAACGCTGGATTACTAATAGTAACATCAGTAGGAGTATTAAGAGTTATTGCATCTGCTGATGGAAGTGCCCATGTATAAGTACCATCACCAACTGTCTTAAGAACAAGGTTTGCAGTATTTGCAGAATTATCTTCGTTAGTAACATTGGATTTATATGATATTAGATTTAACGGGTCAACGTAGTTTGTAATATCACCAGCAGAGTTATCAGAAAGCAATCCTCTCCATGAACCATGTGCATAATACACAGCGCCAGTATCGTGTGCATGCGCCATAGCACCATGATAAGTTGAAGGCGACACTGCATCGACTAATGCTTTAGTAGCATATAAGAAAGATACTTTGTGTGGTTTGCCATTCAGATCAAGCGCGCCTGCGTTATCAAACAAATCTATTGGATTCTGTGAATTACCCAATGCGTTGTAAACTTCATTAAAGTTGTCGTTTACTCTATCGAACGCAATTCGTATTGGATCACCTGTCCCATCGTTTGCGCTTGCACCTAAATTAACTACTTGTTTTGTCATGGCCTTTTCCTAAAGAGAATCTTTGTTTTAAATATTTATTATACTGGTTCGTGGTCAGCACTAACAAACGTGCTATCAACAGTAAAGTTTGTAACCGATGCTTCAAGTAAACTTGTATTAGCAATGTCGAACGCAGACCCATAACCATCATCATTGAACAGTCTTAAGAATCTAGGTTGGATTGTCGAAGCAACTTCGGCTTTGAATATAAAGTCACCAAACAGTTTACTACCTGCTAAGTGAACATTTTGTTTTAATAATTCTTCGTATTCCTGAAGTGGCATAGAAGATTTAATTTGGTATGAATACTCTTGGAAGTAATCACTATCTTGTACTCTTACTCCTGAGTCATAGTATTCTTGATCGTATACGTTAGTCTCTACATCTGTTACCCAGATTATATTTTCTTGTAGTTTATACCAACTTCTACCTTTCATATTAGGAGCAATGATATTGTTCCATCTTGCTACAGATGCTGCTGTAGCCGCACCTGCTGGAAGCTTAGCAAATTCTAATGCATCGGCTGAAGTAATTGAGCCGTCCATATTAATATCACCGTAAGTATAACCATCCGATGCTATACTGCTTAACCAGTTTCTAAATTCCGGTGCTAAGTCTCCCACAGACGCAATAGGATCAGTACCTACAGCAACTGCCGTTACCGCAAGCGCAAAGTTTGAATTAGGTAATATTGTTTCAGATGAAGTAACACTCTTTTGAATATATCCACTTAGGTGGCTATTCTCTCCAGCCCAGTAACCTTCAGTAACACCTTGTTTATCATTAGATATCCAACCTTTAGCAATTACATTATCGCTGTCGTCAGTTAACCAACCCTTACCAAGTGAGAATGCAATATTATCATCGTCAGCTACTGGCTTTCCATAATCAACATAACCGAATCCTGATGATAGTATACTAACCGATTTAGTTCTACCGAATGCAAATTTAGTTTCAGCATCCATGATAGCGTTATCACCCATTACTCTAGCCCCAACAGAATAATCGTATCCAACACCAGATACTGATCTATTAGCTCCTACAGAGTTTGTAAGCTTTATATCACTTCCGTTAAATCCATTATAACTAAATGGAATTACTGTAATGGATCCACTGTTTGAATTAATGGCTACAATACGACCTTTGGTTGCCGCTGCGCTTACTTCTGTAATACTATCGCCTATTGAGAAACTTCCAGCATCACCAGCATCAGTGAATCGTATAACCTGATTCCTTCGCTCAAAGTTCTTAAATATATTATCTTGAATAGCAACAAACACATCGTTTCTATAACCAGCACCAGGGTTGATATTCTCAAACCCAGCAATTTCACCAATAGTAAGATCTTGAATAGCAAACGCAGTATTAAGTGGCGTTGTTAAATTAACTGGAGAAGCAGTACCTGACATTGCTGCTATACTTTCATAATCACCAGCATTAAGTGCTGTTCCTAGATGTGGTGCTATAGGATCTGTAATAACAGACGCAACCGAAGTATTTACTAAAGCACTAACTTTAACATGAGAAATATCAGATGTATCTGGATATAACGGACCGGGAGAAGTATCGTTTCTTGTAGTTACTTCGTTACCGTTTGAAGCAATAGTAATTGTTAATTGAGTTTGAGCTACACCATCAATAGCTGGCCTAACCGTTGTCACAACACTTGCGAATGTAAACGCATCATTGCTATCCATCTTAATACCGATAGAGCTTTCGTTCTGACCAATAACAACACCAGAGTTACCAAGTTGATCTTGTACTACTTCATACTGAATAAATCCTTCGTTATAACCACCTATACCATTATTTGTAATGATAGACTGATTAGAAACCAATAACCTTGTGTTGTTTAACTGATAGCCATAACCGCCATCTTCTAAATCATATTCTACCTTACCAGTAATCTCGTCTGAAATTTCTGTAACAATTGCTTTACCTGCGTTGCCGTCTTTTTGTTTAACATTATAAACAGCGCCGATCTCAATTCCAGTTACAGCTGCGTCATTTGTATCAACTTCAAAGTTTGAAAGAGAACCATTAATTTTACCGAAGTTAACTAACTCACCATTAATGATTGTGTATGCATCGTCATACTTAGTAAAGTTTCCTTTAATATCATCAAGATATATAACAGGAGTTCTAATGTTATTTAGAATAAAGAAGTTAACTGATCTTACAGCAGCTTTTGCATCTGAAACAGACCCAGTAATATTACGAGATAGTATATCAAAGTAAGTATACTCTACGCCAGTCTTAGATAAGAACACTCCATCGTTTGGAAACATTTGAAGGTATACACCTTGTCTCCATTCACTATCAGAAACCTTAGCCATTCTTTCAGCTGGGTAAAGTATTTCAATATCAAACTCTTCGTAGAATATAGCAAAGAATAATTCTATACCGCGCTTAGTACCTTTTGAACGATAAAGATCAAGAATGTTTTTAACTACAAATTTAACTATGTTAGCTTTAAGAGGAAGATTATCAAGGTATTTCTTTTTAAAGAATATAATCATACTCTCAAGAGTACTATCAATATCTTTATGCTCAAATATTCTTCGCTGATGATATATAGACTGCTTCGTTTGAGTTTCACAGAACTTATAATAGTCTTCAGTTAATTGAACGAGTTCAGGTCCGTTCTCACGATATATCGCCGGAAATTGTTGCTTAATAAAAAGCGATAGATTCTTTTCTATATTACCTTGCGGCATATCTGTTCTCTCTAATTAGTAAGCTGTATTAATAGTAGTGTTAGGTGGATTCGTTGCCGACTGAGTTGCTACTGGAGATTTAAACTCTTCTAAATCCATTGCTATTTTAACATCGGTATCTCGTATAATAAACACTCGACCTTTTGGAGCTTTAATATCGTTTTCTATTGTTTTCGCTGTAATCTTAATTGCACTACCTGTAAACGATTCTACTTCAAAGTTTGTTAGCTTAACTAACCCTGTTGTATAATCAACCGTACCTGCAGTAGGATTAGTGATCTGTGGATTTGTTACTTCATCAGTAACTAACATCATGTTTCCTAAACCATCGTCTTGTAAAAATACACAAGTACCTTTAACATCAAACACACTTGATTTAATAGCAGGTTTATAATCTGTGAAACCACTTGTACTCTTAAAAGGATAAGGCTTAACTAAACTAGTTTCAAACTTAAACGTTGGATTCGTATTATAATTAAGAGGTGGAGAATATTCAATAATAGGTGTTACTGTTATTTCATTACTCTCAATTCCAGTATCCAATGCATCAATAACACTAGAAAGCTTTGACGATCTTAGCGTTTTATTGAAGTCTTCTAAATTGTTATCCGAATAAGCAGCAACTGCAGTTCTTACTAAAGCCTCAAGATCAGCTTCTGTCTTTTCCGTAGTCTTTCTAGTATACTTAACTCTAATTGACATATCAGCATATACGAATTGAGTCTGAACAAATATAGGTTCTATTCCTAATGGACTTCTTTCATCTAAATACGCGATATACGAATTAGATAATGTACTAGAAATAATTTCTGTTTGATCATTTAAATAAACTGAAATTGCTACTCTTCCATATTGTGGTGGATCTAACTGTTCGCCACCGTATGCAGACACAGCAGTAATTTCAGGGAAAGCTTGTTTTAATAGTATTTCGTAATCAGATGTAGTAACTGCTCTTTCTTGAATCTGTAATGCCTTAGGAGCGAAGTATCTAATACTTTCCATTGATTCTCTTTCAGCACCACCCGAAGCCGCAGCAGTTGTTGTATTAGAAATAGTTGCACCTTCAATAAAGGTTGCGTTAAAAGTGGATGCACCGTTAGCTTCTTCACCAGATGTAATTCTATATCGTACTCTTACATCTTCGAATTCTTCAGGCTGTAATCCAAAACTATTCTTACCAAAGTAAACAGCATACTTATCATCAAGATAAGGTTCAACATAAAATACTTTATCTAATGGTTTAACACCAAAGATTGTATTTGATCTTATAAAGATATTCTGATCGTCAGTTGCTTCAGCATCAACAAACACTACAAGTGAATCAGTATCTACTTCATTGTTTGTTAAGTTAACTCTCAAGACTCCATCAGAGTCTACAATAAATCCTTCTTTTTGGAAACTGACTAACATTTCACCTTCGTAAATATCAACATTCTCTGCTACATATTTACCCAGTTCAGTTCTTCTTGCCGTATATGACTTATTAGTTACAAAGTTATAAGTCTCACCTTGATACGTTGAACTAAAAGGCGCATATTGAGGAATCGTAATAGTTGATGCAGTTGCAGTGTTATCTGTAATAGTAACAGTGATCGTTGCTTTTGCTGATTTACGAGATCTTGGAAGATAGTTCAATTCTTTTGCGTGTGAAACGATTGAATTCTTAAGGACGGCAGAGTCAAGAAACATTTCGTTAATTGCCATATTAGTATAGAAGTTATTCTGATAACTATTAAACGACAACACGTCGAGAAGAACACTCATGTTCGACCCTTCAAAGTTATAATCCTTGAATTGTGTCTGCGTTTGTAAATACAGTTTTAGCTGTTCCTTGATACTATCAAAGTCAAGTTCTGTAATTGGAGTCTTTGGATTTGCCATCTCTATCTGTTCCTTTGTAAAATAACATCTAACTGAATTGGTTGCTCTGCGTTGCGAATGTAAAAGGTAATTCTTACGGAAACATTAGCTGTGTCCATATCACCTGAAACGAATACGTCTATTAACTGTGCTCGAGGCTCATACGTTTCAATTGTAGTTGTTACTCTGTCTTTAATTAATTTCAGTGTTCCTGGTGTTAAGTTCTCAAAAAGCATTGCTCTTATATTGCCACCTAAATAAGGTTGCATTAAACGTTCACCACGATCTGTAAGAATAAGATTCTTTATTGATTCTTTAACTGCGTCTTCATCTTTAAGTATAGCAAGATCTTTCGAGACTGGGCTAATAAGCAAGTCTTTTCTAAAGTCAGCATTTAAACTGATCTTTTTCTTTGTTGGCGATAGATATGTTGCTATTGACATTAAATTATTTCTCTTATATCTAAATGAATGTGTGTATCGTATTCTTTAACATATTTGAACCCGTTTAAATACGCGTCCTCTATAAACTTGGCAGGATCGGCCATATCCTTTTTAATATCAACAACAAGACCACTTAAGTGACTGTTTTGTTCGTCACCCTTTATCTTCTTGTTATAGGCTTTACTTACCCAGCCGTCAACAATTATAAGCTTGCTTCCCGTCAGCTTCTGTACTCTCTTTAGATAGACCTTAACATCAAGATCAACGCGAGTATAGGCGTAAATTCCAATGCCATCCTTTTCATCGAAGCTATCTCCTTCAACACCAAAGACTGTATCAGTTCCTTTAAATACATTACCACATCTTGGAAGATCTTTATAATCCTTAGCAGTAATAGGAACAATATTAGTAGGAGCCTTACCTGTATTTGTAATAGACTTCCCATCAGGCTTAGTCCATCTGCCTTCTAATCTATTTATTACAGATTGCCTAGTTGTTGGAGAGAAACGTATCGCTCCAGCTGCAATTGCGCCACCGCTATTAACATTTGATATATTCTTAAGTCTATTTACGATTTGACCATATCTATTTGCGTAGTTATCAAGCGGTGAATTGATGTCTCGTATTAAAGCTTCGATGTTTGCAGCCATTGCACATACTCTTGCGATAATGAATTGAATTTCTTCAATCCCAGGACTCTCAAATAAACTAACTGCGTAATCAATTAAACCTAATACTTTATCTTTAATGCCTTTCTTATTTTCGTCCGTAAACAATGCGCACATTTGTTCGCGTGTTGTCATTATCCCTTTCACAACAGATTTATCTACATAAGTTTCAAAACCTTCAGTAATCTTAGATGGATCAAAGTTAGCAACCATATCCTGAACTTCTGTAAAGATCTTATCTATTACATCTTCAATCTTTTTCTTTATTTGTTTAATAAGTTTTTCAATTACACCTTTAGCCGTTAGATCTTTCAAGCCATCGTATGTTCTTACTTTTTCAACAAAATCTAATACATCAGCTATGAGACCTTCAACTACTCCAATTAGATCGAAGAACGCGTCTATTGAAGCAAAGACAGATTCAAACCTATCACAGAATCCACCAAGTATACTTGAACTGAAATCGTTTTTATAATACGAATCTAGATTTCGTGCTAACTTTTGAGAATCGCTTTCCTCTGTAAAACCAGAAGGAGTATAATTATATGCCTTAAGGAAATCAGCAGTTTCAAGACTAGAGATATTACCTTTATTCCATCTTGCATCTAAATCAGGGAACTGTGTAAGACTACCGATTTGTTGTCTAAGTAATCCATTTAAATAATCAGTGGCAGTATATATTCCATCACCGTATTTGTTCTTTGCTACTATAAGAGGATTTGTTTCAGCTTCAAGAATAATGTTCTTAGCAAGATCTTCTGTAATTGCGTCTATTTGAGAAAGATTAAATCTACCTTCAGAATCAACGACATTTAGTTTTGTGAGAGCTAACTTATTTAAAGTTGTTTGATCATCTCTATCAATACATACTTCCATTAGAATATTTCTCCTTTAGCAGAATCATCAGTCGGAGACAAATAACCGCCTGCCCAACCCTGAGAGAAATACCCAGGAGCTAAACAAGACATTGAATAACTTGGTGGTTCAGGCATTTTAACTTCGGTCATACCCCATGCACCTCTTCCTAATGGAGGAAAGTTTGTAATCAATGAGAATGGACTTGTTAATACTTTAGCAAAGAACACTGGACTATTACCTGTAGGATAAGCCCAACCTGAACTAGCACCAGGGACAGGTAACGCAAGTGGTATACTTGTAGCAGGTATCGTAATAGCAGGAAGAGTAGGTATAGCAATTGTTGGCGCTGTAGGTAATGCAATAAGACGAGTAGCATTTGCAGTAACAGCTCCTGAAGGTAGAGGAGCAGCAAGTATAGTTGTATTCACTGCTGAGGCATTAATAGTGGTAGCATTCAAAGTAGTTAGTGCAGCACCTGTTGCATTAAGTCCAGTGAACGTACCTACTCCACCATTTATAACACCTGCATTCCATATTCCACTAAAGGATCCTGTTATCGCAGCAATATGTACAGCAGGAGTAGTTAAACTCCACCCAGCACTTATAGGTAATCCTGCACTACCACTTAAAGGTGATGGTGGAAGTAAACCACTCGCAAAGTTAACAATGTTAGAAGCAACATTATGTATATCCATTATAGAAGTAAATTTAATACTCTTATTAGAATATACATCATAACTTAATAGCGCAGTGTTCTTTATATTTTGAGAAACAAAGTTTAATTGATTCGTTGCTTCAAACTGTATTTCCTTTTTACCCATCAGTGTCATAATACCGACGTTTGCTTCGATCTTAACGTCACCACCACGAATTTGAGTTTGTGTACCACCGTTTAGATTTAATTGTCCACCAACACCAAACTCGGCATTGCCATGAACAAGCATTTTATAATCGCCTTCTATTTCTTCTGTCTTATTACCTTTAACATAGACATGAGCATTACCGTTAATCGTAATAGCACTATGACCTGACGATTCATGTTTCGTTCCGATGTTAATTTCATAACGGTCTCCTTGTGCTCTTTCAGATACAGTACCCATAGAGTCTATTTGAATATAAGAACCTGCTCTGTGATGAATCATAATACGTTCAGCACCAGGAGAATCATCTAATTCAATACTATGATTTGCTGTTTTTAAAACTTTATTATATGGATACTTTGCAGCGTAAGCTGGTGGTGGCTCTGCCCACGTTTCGTCTGATTCAGCAATCTTTTGATCGTGGACTCTATTAGCTGCCATACTTAATAGATATGTTTCTAATAGATTTTCACCACGAGCTAACTTATCAGGACCACCCCCGGAGTTAAAGTCTCTAGGTCCATATCCTCTTCCTAATAAATCACCGTCTTTTTCTGCGATAACGCCAAAGCCATCCACAGCAGGATCTGCTTCTTTGTTATATGTTCCTGGGATTAAACCAAGAACCATTGGATGCTGTGCTAATCTTCCATCAATGAATAAACCATAAACAAAAGAATTAAGTGGAGGAATGAAATTGTTTGGGTCGTAATTACCTGCCGCACAAATTGCCCAAGGCAAATCTTGCGTCTCGATATCTTCGTGTGTACCATGCAAACCAAAAGCTCTTACTTGAACTCTGCCTTCCATTGTTTTATCAACATTGTTTTCTACAACGCCAATAAAGAATTGTGGAGTTGATACTCCGCTATTACCCAGCATAACCTTTATCCCAATCATATTTAACTAAACTAAACGATGTGGTTAGTTCTTCCATAACAATACTGTGTTCAGTGCCAAACACTAAATACAAACCGCTTTGTCTTTTATTCATTCCTTCACCTAACGAAACGTCGGGTTCTTGTACTGTAACATCAATAATATCTCCCGGCTTAATATCTAATCTGCCTTTTATAGTAGCGGTCGCAGAAGAATCTGTTAAATGATAATTATACGCAATTCTATTAGACATGATCTCATGATTAAATTGTTCTTCTCTAACTGCACTCTCTGGCTTTGCTTCAAAACCTGGTGCTGACCAATCTCTTATAATAAAAGTAGTTGGTGCGTTTGAGTCTGTAAAGGTTTCTTTAATAAACTTATTAGAATGTTTTTGACCTTCAGCAGTTGGTGCTTCACCACCCATACCTTTATATGATCTTTTACTTTTTAGATAATCATAACTATGAACTTTTTTAGTATGCTGAACTAAATCAATCTCAACGACTTTATTTTTATAACCACCACCGCCAAGATCAGCCATTGTGTTTACTTGCTCGTTAAAGTTTAACGATTCAATACTTTCTATAATTGCACTACCTTTTCTTGGATCTAATGGAATAAGTGTTCCAGCAGAGTAGCTTAGTTTCTTTACACCTGATCGTTTACCATTTTGTAATAACCATTCGTCGGTTACCCAAAAGTATCCCTTAACAGTTTCAAAGAATCTAAACATAGAAGATAGCGACTTCGAGCTATATGCTTTTCTTGCCATAAAGTTCATTGCAGAAGCAGGCGGGTAATGTGGAATTGTTACTTTCATTTTACCTGTCGATTCTTCAGCAACAAATACTCGGTCCGCATCTTTAGTAAACTTGTATAGAGTTGCAGTTTCAGCCTTTCCTGTTTCTGTTACATTACCATAGCCACTTTTAAATAGCTGTGTTGCACAATACTTTGCGGACTTATCTCTAAACGCAGTAGTGATATGCTTTAAGCTTGCCCCATAAGAACTTGTCGAAAGTAAATCAATAGTATACGTCATTTTTTCGCCAGCTTGCTGTACGTCTCTAACGCCTACTAACTGAAGGTTTAAATCCATTTTAGTTTGAAGGTCATGCGACTTTAAACTCATGTATAACTTTTCTTCACCTTTAATTGGAAAGTTATGTAACAATCCAATAGAATCAGCTATTAAGATAGATACTCTATAAGATGCCCTATCTAAACCCTGAGCAAGGTTAACCGCAGATATTAATGGGGCTATTTCTTTTTGCTCGCCATCGTGTGATTGAAGTAACGCACCTTCGACTGTACAGTACCCAGGGTTAAATGTTTCCATTATTGATTACTTACACTGGCTTTAAATTGCGCAGATAATTGATTTAAGTATGTATTATCAAACAAAAATATTTCTTTCTTATTTTCGTTCGTTAATGTTTCGTGTTCAAAGATACGATAAGCAACCCAGTCCTCAGGAACAATTCTTTTAATAATAATCTTCTGACCACGCTCAGTTCGCATAATCACGCGATCCTCACGACGAAGATAAATTGTTCGGAAAGATTCCGGTGCTAAGATAATGCTATCAACTGCCATTTGCTAATTCCTAAACTGTTTTTATATAATACAAAATGTTTTCATCAATCGTGGTGTCTTTTGTCCAATCAATAACATCTTCACCAGTTTGACCTGATTCTGCTGTATATTTTGCTACCAAGTAATCGTTAAAGGTTTGTGAACTCATAGTCCATTCGTAATAAGGATCTATAATATTGTTTGCCATATATACCAGCCAAATATAATCTGCAGAACCATAATATGCTAATGCGATATCTTCAGCTCTTTCGTTTTCTTTAACTGTATACGGATAATAGACGTAAGGGTTATTCTTAACTGCACCGATGAATGACGCTCTTCGAGTAATGTCTCGTACCTTTCTACCTTCGTAATTTATGATAGGAAAGTTTTCAAAATATTTAGTTCCCATTAGTTACTCCCCGCGTCAACTGACCCTTTATCATTCCCTGCACCATAATCTTCTGCAGTCTGTATTTCTATTTCTTGTAGAGATATTTGTATATCGACTTGCGCAGGTACACCACCTTCTGCAATTGTTGAACTGTACGAAACGTCAAACGATTTAATCATACATGGTTTATATTTTGTAAAATGTCTTTCATCTATACCTAATAGATTAACTAATACTATTGCTGGGTATTCTAAGTATGCTTTAGTAAATGCACTACCACCAAACTCTGCGATTGATTCATTACCGTTAGTCATATCTCTAACAGTAGGCAATGTTTGTCTTTTAATTGTTCTAATAATCTTTCTAATTGTTTCCGCTTCTTCAGGACTTTCAGGAAAGAGTTTAAAATCAAACTGATATGATCTTAAATCAACACCGCTAAAGAATAATGTTTCTTGAGGATTCGTTGCTGTTCCTGTTACAGCAGCCATATTTTTTTCGCCTGCGACACTCGATAATGCTTGTTTACCAATAGCCGCAAATACTTTCTTAACGGTGTCCCCACCAACCCCTAAGCTCTTACCAAAGGCTGCGCGTTCACCGTTATTATTGCTTATTAGACTGGCAATGTTGCCACCTAATCCTTGAAGTGCAGTGGTGAGACTGCTAACACCGCCATCAGCTAATAGAGCTCCTGCCCTTTCGCCTATAAACGCCTCTAACATCGAACGTTCAAAACCACCTACCTGCAAGCCAGTAGCATCCGTAAGATTTTGTGGCATTGGTAATTCGATAACTGTACTTTCTTTCTCTAACGCTGCTACTCGCCTAGATTTTGCATTAGCCCATTGCGTTGATACAGAACCATCGCCATCACCGTTTAGATTACCAGTCCTGCTATTAGTCACATACTCGTTGTAATCATACTTTTTAAATATGAATTGAATCGCGTGAGGGAATGGCGCGTTAGGGAAGGCTAGCCGTGTGTCAGTCTGCTCTCTTCGCTCTTGCATGAATAAGTCTGGTCTTGGCATTCTTTAATCCTGTTGATTGTCCGTCGAGTTCTTATAAATATAGTATACGGATATTTTATTTATTTATACAATTGGAACGGAAATACATTATGGCATATAGTGGTAAATTCAGGCCGAAGAACCCTACTAAGTATAAGGGCGATCCGTCTAAGATTATTTATAGGTCTTTGTGGGAATTTAAAGTATTTAGATGGGTTGATGTGCACCCTGATGTTATTTGGTGGCAGTCTGAAGAAGTAGTTGTACCTTATCGTTCACCAATTGACGGAAGAATGCATAGGTACTATCCTGATGTTATTATACATAAAAAGGATGGACTTAAAACTACTCAGACAATTATGGTTGAAATAAAACCAGCTGCTCAGTGTAAACCACCGAACCCAGCGAATAGAAATAAAACAAAGACGGGTAGAGTATCAAGAAGATACTTGAATGAAGTTAAAACTTGGGGCGTAAACGATGCTAAATGGAAAGCAGCTAGAAATTTTTGCGCAGACCGAGGATGGCTATTTACAATCATGACAGAAAAAGAAATATACGGAAAATAATCAATGGCAACACTTTTCTCAGACATATTAGCAAAGGGCGTTAGACGAGGGGAACTTCCTGGGCGTTCTAAAAGTGCGATAGAATGGTATCGTAAACAAGCTAAGACCGCGGCAGGTAAAGAGATTACTGCCGAGACTTTATTGAACACCAAAGATAAAGGTAGAGCGAAGGCAAGATTAACTGGGAACGCGTTTATTGGTTCAATGTACTTTTTTGAATACGATCCTAAGCATAAAGAAACATTACCATATTACGATAGATTTCCACTCATATTTCCAATAAATAAAGCAAAGGGTGGTATCATTGGATTAAATATGCATTATTTACCACCTATGCTTAGAGCACAACTGATGGATGCGTTATATAGTTTAACAACTGATAACAATTATAATGAAAAGACACGATTAGCAATGAGTTATAAATTATTAGCTTCATCTTCGAAGTTTCAATTATTTGCACCTTGTGTTAAACATTATTTAAGTTCACATGTTAAGTCTAGGTTTATTAAAATCGAAGCGTCTGAGTGGGACACTGCATTATTCCTACCAGTACAAAGTTTCCAGAAAGCTGGGTCAGCCAAAGTTTGGGCAGACTCAAGAAGAATTATAAAAGGGTAACCAATGGCATTTAATATAAGCAAATTTAAGTCAACTTTTGAAAGACTAGGTGGTCCTGCGAGGGCAAACCTATTTGAAGTTACAATGACTAATCCTAGAAGAAGCCATTCAAATAGTTTCTTTGGTACTAGAGAGTTCAGTTTGTTTTGTTCTAATGTTACTATGCCAGGTGTAGTAGTTAACGAAACAACAGCAGACTATGTTGGTCAAATGTCAAAGTCCTTTCCAAGTGCTGTTACTAACCCAGGTCCTATTACTTGTACATTCATGGTTGATAGTGATCATCATACATTAGCGTTCTTTCATGCTTGGATACGAGAAGTTGCTAACTTTAGTAAAAAGAACGGTTCGTTTGGTGAATACGGTGGTAAGCTTCCACATGAAGTTGGATTTAAAAGTAACTATTCATGTGACCTTGGTATTAAACACTATACAACAAATAACAAAGCATTTGACTTTTACGAAGCTACATGTATAAAGGCTTATCCAATAACAGTAAGCCCATTAGTATTATCTTGGGCAGATAACGATTCAGTCCTTACAGTTGATGTTTCGTTCGCAATTGAAGACGTATACTTTTCAAGTGATAAACGCGTTAGCCCTGGAAACAGTTCAAGAGGTTCAGGTCTTTTAGATATCCTTGGAGATATAGCTGGGTTTGCTGATACCGTAAGAGGTACTTTAAAAGATGGCAAGCCTCAAAATATTCAAGACGCAATAAACAAATTAAACCGAGTAGGTGATTCTTTCGGTTCCTTAAGTGATAACATTTAACAATATATAATTAACAGGAGTATATAATGGCACTACCAAAAATTAACTTACCAATCTCGGAATTGATTTTACCGAGTACAGGTGAGAAAATAAAGACAAGATCTTTTACAGTTAAAGAAGAAAAGATTCTTTTAATCGCTGGAGAATCAAACGACGCAATCGTAGAGATGATGGCAATCAAACAGATAATTAATAATTGTCTAGTTGAAGGCACCGTAGACGATCTAGCAATGATTGATTTAGAATATGTATTTTTAAAATTACGTTCTTCGTCGGTTGATAATTTAACTATGTTTACAGTTAAGGATCCGGAGACTGGTGAATCAGTAGAATTGGCATTAGACATTGATAAAGTTGAATGTGTAAAGGATGAGACTCATTCAAAAGAAGTAAGAATTAACGAAGATTATGTTCTGTATTTAAAACATCCAACGATTGATGAATTTGCTAAAGTATTAACATTAGATCCAAAGGATCCATTAACAAATTACTTTATTATGTGTGCGTGTTTAGATAAGCTTGCATCTGATGACGAAGTCCATAACTTCTCTGACTATACACCAGAAGAGATTGACGATTTCATGGATGGTATAGACGGTGGTTCAATAAAACAAATACAGAAGTTCTTTGAGACACTACCTAAGTTAAGACACGAAATAAAATATACAAATAGTAATGGTAATGAGCAAACATTTGTGATCGAAGGCATACGCAGTTTTTTTATCTAGGGCTGAGTCACATAACTCTCAGCCATTTTTATAAAATAGTGTTTTCGCTCGCTCAGCATCATAAGTGGTCAATTGCAGATATTGAAAACTTGATGCCGTACGAAAGAGATTTATACTTTGATATGTTAATTGATTTTATAGAAACTCAGAATGCAAAACAACAACAATAGAGATTAGGATAGATGGCAACTATAAGCAACGACACTCAGGCAATTATTGATAGTCTAATAAATGAAGGTAAGCTTACCAGAAATGATATGCGGACTAATTCTATACGCTCAGTAAATGTCCGTCTTGATAAATTTGGTGATGTGTTTAATAGCATCGATCTAGGCATTGGAAAACTTAATGAAAAAGTTGGACAAATGGTTGGAAAGGCTATGATTGATGATTCAAATAAACAGTCAGATATTGCAGCTGCGTTTGGATTAGATGAAGAATATGTTAAACTACAAACTGAAGCTGCTCAATTACAAATATCTAACTCTAAAGATGAAGCCTTATTAAATAAAGCAGAACTGGCAGAAAAGGTTATTGCGCAAAAGCAAGCCGAAGATGATCGTAAAGCTAAAACTAAAGAAGATTCAAAAATGTTTAAAGGCGGACTATTTAACGCTGCCAAAAACAATAAAATGAGTATACTAAAATATGGTCTACTTGGATACGCTGGGTTTCAAATAATAAGAGGTGCACTTGATCAGTTTACTGATGGCAAGTTTAGTGCAATCCTTTCTTCGGCAGGTACGGCTATAAAAGAATTTGTTGAAACTATTGATTGGAAAGCAATTGGTGCTAACCTTTCAAAGTTTGGTACAATATTATCAGAAGCTCCATGGACTAAGATCGGCATTGGCCTTGCTGCTATTGCTGCGCTAGGTGTTGGAGCTATATTACCAAATCTTATTGGTGCAGGAATTGGCGGTGCTTTAGCAAAAATGGGTATGGCAAAAGTTGCTGTAGAAGGATTGCCTGCAGCTGCTGGTGGTATGGCTAAAGGAATGAAGCTTGGCCCAATTGGTGCATCGTTATTGTTTATGGCAATAACTGCTGCGCTGCCTATGGTTAAAAACGCTATAAAGAAAAGCGTATTTGGAATGACAGAACAAGATATTAAGAATGCAAAAGCAGATCCTAAATTCTTTAGTGCTTCTACTGGTTTAGACATATTAGGTAACGCAGCACAAGGCGCATCTATTGGAATGATGTTTGGACCTAAAGGCGCGTTGGTTGGTGCAATAGCAGGTATTGTTATTGGAACTGGTGCTGCTGCGTTAGGTGCAATTAAAAAAATGAACGATGTTACTGGTGGTCAGGAGGTTATAGCAAGCCGAGCAAATCTTGCCAAGATTGAAGAAACGATTGCGCTACGAGCTAAGATGGAAACAGAATTAGCAGACTCAATGGGCGCTGATAAGTTAGCTACAGAGCTTGACAGGGAATTCGGCACGTTAATAGAGCTACAAGATGCAAGAGAAGCGGCTGTAGCTGCGTTAGCAATTGATACGGAAGCTAACGCTGATAAGAATGAGGCAACAATTGCGAAACTAAAGGATAAGAATAATAACTTGACGGAACAGGTTTATGAGTCCACTGGTCAAGGGACTGGTTACATGCGTAATACAACTTTAGAAGAGAAGGCTGCTGAAAAGGCTAGGAATGATAAGAAGATCAAAATATTAGAAGCTGAGACAACTGCTATGCGTAAAGATCTTACTGGGCAGAACGTCGGGGTGGAAATTATGGAAACTGTTCTCGCTGATAGAATGAAGGAGGAAATGGGTCCTGGGTGGTTTAAATCAATGTTTGGTGAGAAAGATCCGTCAATACAAGAAGTTAAAGAAACGAAAGAATTCAAAGCATTACTTGTTGATATGATAGCAGATTCTAGCTTTACTGCTACAGGAGCTCCTACTGTTATTAATCAATATGTTGGTGGTGCTGTGCAAGGTGATACTATAATTGACGGTAGTAAGAAAGACACGTACACTAACTTTTTAACTAACTTTAATAACCCCGATGCTGCTTCAGGTAACCTTGTCCAACCATGATAATTAAAAAGGACCCCGAAGGATCCTCTATTTTTTCTAATTAACTTGCTAGATATTCAAGAACTTTCTCAGGTGCAGATTCTCCATAAGGATCTGTACCACAGTCATCTTCTTGTCCTGGCTCAACGAACATCCTTTCAACAATACCATCGTCTACGACCATAGCATATCTCCAAGATCTTTGTCCAAATCCAAGATTATCCTTAGCTACTAACATTCCCATACCGTTAGTGAATTCACAACTGCCATCAGGAATTAGTTTAACATTCTTGATTCTTAGATCTTCTGCCCAAGCATTCATTACAAAAGCATCGTTACACGAAACACAGTATACTTCGTCAACTCCTTCTGCTACGATTTGATCATATAATACATCAAACCCTGGTACTTGGTTGTTTGAACATGTTGGGGTAAATGCACCGGGTAGTGAAAATACAACGACTCTTTTATTTTTAAAGTAATCGTCTGTAGTTGGGTGCGACCAATCGAACTCGCCTGATTCTTCATTACGCGTTCGAAGTTTAAATGTTACGTTTGGTACTTGTCTCATAATTTACTTTCCTATCAATAGTTGAGTGGCCTTGCGACCACTCTCATTAAATAAAGATTAACCTTTAAGGTATTCCTTTTTGCCAATCTTAATCTTTTTAGCCTTCTTGTGCTCAGGTATGATTCTTTCCAAACCTATTGTTAAAAGACCATTTTTGAAGTTAGCTCCATCAACATTGAGGTCGTCAGCTAATGTAAAGCTGCGAGTAAATTTCTTAAATGAAATCCCTCTATGTAATAATTGATGTTCTTCGTCAGCGTCTTTCTTTTCATCCCATATAGAACGAATCACTAGTACGCCTTCTTTTACTTCGATTTCAACATCTTCTTCGCATAGACCAGCGAGGGCAAGTTCAATAGTGAAATGCTCTTCGTCTATCTTACGAATATTATAAGGCGGAAAGCCTTGATTCTGTTGAGGTGGTGGAAACTCCCCTAGTCGTTCGAAAAGATTTTCGAAGCCGACAGAAAAGGGTGTCAGGTGGTTTATGTTTAATCCAGTCATGCGTATCTCCTAAATATAGCTAGATATTATTATTTGACGGTATATACCCGTCGGTTAGTTGTAAGACCCTTTCGGCATCCTACAATCTATTTATACTCCAGTACTACCTATGCCGCCGTTCCGGTCAGTTTTTTGTACTGGTCTTGTTGTAATTTCGTTAAACTCAGATGTGGTTACTTCTGTTAATCTACACTGAGCTAATCGTTCACCGTGTTCTACAGTACATAGACTGTCTGATACGTTGTGTACGATAATATGAGACTCTTCAACATAATCACTATCAATGATTCCAACACTGTTAACTAATGTTAAGCCTTTCTTTGTTGCTACACTCGAACGAATAAACATTTCAATACAATGACCATCTGGTATATCAAAGATTAGACCTGTTGGAATAAGTACTCTTTGCATTGGCTGAATTGTTATTTTATCATTCTTAACGGCGAGTGGAACTTTTTTGTTCCATGCATCATAGCCGCTAATTCTTTCACCTGTCGTTAAACATGCCGATACATCAAAGCATGCTGAACCTTCAGTTCCATAAGTAGGGATTTCTGCATTAGATCTACATTTGTATACATTCATTATATATTTCCTTTTTCTATTATATTATACAATAGATTTCAATTAATGTCAATAGTTATTTCTTGCCGATGTTATATTTAACCGACAATTCCCATTCGCCTTTTTCTTTAAACGAAATGATTTTGATCTGATTAAGAG